ACATGGACTTGACTGGATTTAACGCGCTGGAGATTGAACCAGCAACATTATACGAGCCGCTACCCGCAGATTGGTACAAGTGCGTCATCACTGACACTGAAAAGAAACCAACGAAGGCAATGAATGGCTCATACCTTCAGCTCACGATTGAAGTGATCGAAGGTCAACATGCGGGTCGCAAGGTGTTTGACCGACTAAACTTAGTTAACCCTAACAGCGTTGCTGTGCAGATTGCCCAAAGCAGCCTGTCCAGCATTTGCCGTGCTGTCGGTGTAAACAGCCCCCAAGACAGCATTGAGCTGCGCGACAAACCTCTGATGGTCAAGTTGGCCGTGAAGCCTGCTGACGGGCAGTACAGCGCGTCTAACGAGATCAAGGGCTACGAGGCTGCTAAAGGCGGCGCGGCTATGCAGGCGGCTGCTACGGCCAGTGCTGGGACAGCCACCCCACCTTGGAAGCGCTGAGTTCTGTTTTTTGATGGGGCGTGTAATGCGCCCCATTTTGTGAGCAGAAGGAGGGTAAGATGAAACATAAAATAGTTACGAAGCTTTGGCTGGGTAAATATGTCTCTGTGAGGGATTATGAACTCAAAGCTGCCATACAAGAGGGCGGCATGATTATTGAATATCTTTCAGAAAAAATGCACCTGTCTGTCGATGACATAAAGCATATTAAGCCTTCAGGTAAATTTCACGAAGCTAAATTTGTGGGTAATATTAAAAGCTATCAACTGGCTGACATCACATGGAAGCCTGGCGATAGTGAACAGAAAGAGTTGTTTTTATGAACCTTGAGCCATATGCCACATCAGAAACAATTGATGCAATTTACCAGCACTACAAAGAAAAGCGCAAGAATGAGCATCGGCCCCACTTAGGCGGGAGCCAGATTGGCAATGAGTGCAGTCGGGCGCTTTGGTATCAGTTTCGCCACGCTTGGTCGCCAAACTTTGAGGGTCGCATGTTGCGACTTTTTGAGACTGGTGACCGCGAGGAGGATCGCATTGTTGCAAACTTGAGGGCTGTTGGCGTTACGGTATGGGAGAAAGATCCAGAGACGGGAATGCAGGTCAGGTTTGAGGCTTGCGGCGGTCACTTTGCCATGAGCTTAGATGGTGTTGGTGAGGGCTTTAAGGAAAGCAAAAAGCCACACACGCTTGAGTTTAAGACCATGAACGAAAAGAGCTTTAAGGCTACAAAGAGCATGGGTGTTAAGCAGTCCAAGCCGATCTACTGGGCGCAGTGCCAACTTGGTATGCATTTGGCTGGTCTTGACCGCTGTTTTTTCTTTGCGGTGAATAAGAATACGGATGAAATTTATGGCGAGCGAATTAGGCTAGACAAGGCTGAAGCCAAGTTGCTGATCAGTAAGGCTGAGAACGTAGTGTTTTCGGCATTACCACCCGAAAAGTTGTCTGATGATCCAAGCGACTGGCGGTGTAAGTTCTGCTCATACTTTGCGGTGTGCCACGGGTGCAAGATCCCAGAAGTTAGCTGTCGGACGTGCAGCCATGTGACACCTGAGAGGGACGGAACGTGGAGCTGCGCTAAAGGCAAACCTGCCGTAACATGTGATGATCATTTATACATTCCGCAGATTATGCCAAGCGACTTGGTTTTGGTCGATGCTGGTGATGACTTTGTTGATTACGAAGATCAAGACACTGGCGAGGTGATTCGCAATCAGGGCAACAGCCAAGCTATTTTTGACGGAAGGATGCAATGATGTGCGAAGAGATATTACGGGAACGCATCAAAAAAGTGTTTGAACGAGAGATCGATAGGGTCGAACAAATCAGCCGTGATAATCCCCTTAAAGACAATGTTCGTTTGATTTTTGTTGTAGAGGAGTACAAGGAAATACTCCGTGAAATTCTGGATGAAGATGACGGAAGGATGCAGTGATGGCGATTGATGTTGATAAAATTTTGAACATCAGATTGACGCGATCAGAAATCTCAGAGGCGAAGCAGGCTGCGTCACTACGGTGGCAACTGGCACGGGCTAGTGGGGTTGCTAACCAACGCAGAGATAATAGGTCAGACGGCGACATCGATCTGCTTGGCGTTAAGGCTGAGATAGCCGTGGCAAAAATCTTGAATCTTCCATACAGGGCGTCCGCGCTTGGGATCGATAGCGGCGCGGACATCTGGGCAGATGACATTGGTATTGATGTGAAGTCTACATTTTATCAGACAGGAAAGCTGTTGTTTAAGTCTTTGGATGCGTTTGTTGCTGAGTATGCCATATTGGTTACGGCATCAGACGAAGAGGATGTGATGCGCGTTATTGGCGGCATGGGCAGAGATAGATTTAAGACTGATGCAATAGAAGTGGATTTAGGCAGGGGGCCGTGCTGGGTTGCGGCTCAAGATATATTGACGCCAATTGAGGACGTCTGGTTTGGGTTTACGCAATGGAGGCTGCGCTGATGACCTTTGAATTGAGAGATTACCAGCGCGAGGCTGTGGATGGACTATACAATT